AATGGTCGCTTGGTTCTCGTAGCAGTTGAGTAGCTGGTTACAGCCTGTGCCGTTAGCCGAGCGCATCATAATTGTCTTGAACCGCTTTACCTTGTTGCCCAACAACGCTTCCATCATGGGGCTCATCGACTGAGGTATGAAGTCAGGGCGATCAGGTTTGGGCTCGGCTGCACCTAACAATTCTTTCAGTTGCGCATACGGGATGCGAGCACTGTTCTCGTTAAGTACTTCGACGAGCTTCGGTTCTTCCTGCTTGAAGTTAAATGTGCCCGGGATGCGCAGCACACGAGAAGCCTCAAACACAGATGGGTCAACTATGAAGCCTTGCTCTACGCACAGCTCCCGCAGCCGCTCGGCTAACGGTTCCCATTCCCGACGAGATATAGTCTCCTCGAGCAGCCAGTAGGCATGGATGCCATACCCTGAGCTCACCAAGATTGGTTGCGGTAGGCCGACTGCAATACAGAACTTCTTAAATTCAGCTAGCCCTGTGGCTTGGTCTATGTACCCATTGACGATACCCCGTTTATCGGGCACAGCCTTTGTAGGGCCGCAGTCAATGTCCATCCACACCGCTCTGAAATAAGTAGCGTTTTCATGCACCCGCTTATTCAGGGGGCCGAACTTGGCACACCCAAAATACGCATCTACATTCCTGCTTACAAAGTCCGCTGCAATCTCGTCTAGCTCTTCTCGAGTATCGACAAACTGCTGATCTACATACCGCCCAACCCCTAGTACACAGTAACGCCCCTCAGTGGGAAGCACTGCGTCAAGTAGATTGAAATTAGACATATTTGTTGTTTCTGAGAGTGCGTATAAACTCGGCGATCTTGTCAGCATGAGTAGGACTGGGTGCTACTAGCCCCCAAAACCAGTTGTAGACAGTTGCCCGACTTACGCCGAGCTCGTGTGCTACGTTGCTAACAGGAACGCCAAGTTTGATACAACGCCTACCCAAATACACGCCGCACGAATTAGCATCAGCCTTATTATTGGCATCCACTAATCGCTGGCTGTATCCGTAGCTCATGCGTTACTCCTCATCGCCCCATGCTTTAAGCACGGAATCAAGGTCTCTCTTAGGTGAGGGGGCGACATCTGCCTTCTTGCTCTCACGTTTCTTCGGCTCTTCAATCGCGTCTTCAACAGGCTTAGCTTCGGCTACTGGTTTCGCAGCAGGTGCAGCAAGTTTCTGTGCGCCCGATGTTTGCGCCTCATACGGGGTCATGGTCATCAGCTTCTGTACCGCAGGTGTATTACCTACCCTAGCAACCACGTCATATTGCGGACGCTTGATATGCTCAACAGGTGTGAACAGGATAGACTGATTGTCATTGTCTTCGTTGAAGCTCAGACGGGTGATGTACCAGTCAAGGCTCTTACCGTTGTTGCCCAAGTACTTAACGTAGCTCTCGAACATGTGTGTGTTCTCGGTAGGGCTCTCTCCAAACAAAGACTTGGATGCCAAGTTCATTTGATAGATTTCACCTTCAAGCGCAGTGCCAAAATCATCTTCAAGCACAACAGCAATACGGCGAGAGTAGCGGCAAGCTTTGGAGTTACCTTGGCCTGAACCTTTAATGTTGCGCTCGCAGTTGTCGCAGCGAGCAGCTTGTGGGTTACCCGCTTTAGCATCAGGAGCTTGACCGTCATTGGAGAAGCAGTCAGGTGCAGTTGGCTCGGCATCAGGTGTCCATGTCTTTGCGTAGAAGATACGCCCGACTTTGGGAGATGAGTTGACGATGATGACGTTGAGGTCACCCTTCACCTTGCCCATCTCTTTGCCACCAATTTCCTTGCGGAAGATACCGTTCTTAGGAACGATACGCTTGGTGCCTGTGTTGCCCATCAGGGATTTTGTGAGGTCGCTAACTCCGCTGGCTTGCAGGAAGTCGGGGACGGCTTGGTCGAGTACTGTAAGGTTGCTCATTTGGTTTCTTTCAAGATTTAGAACGTCTAACTACCACGGTATATTCACTGTCAACATTCAAGCCCATAGGCAGAACGTCAGGATTCTCAGCGAGAAAGTCTTTCATGTTGGTTTGATGAAGTCGTTTCTCTAACAGGCCAAATGCACCATGCTTCTCTATGAAGTCGTACATTGAATCCCAATCGTTCGTCCAGTACCGTGACTTAACTGAGCGAATGATCGTGCCGTGTGGGGTACGAACGCTGTCGGCGTTCATGTCTTTGCATGCGTCAAGCATGGAGGTCTCTAGCAGACCCATTTGTTCTTTGAGGCCCAAGTCCTCTGATTCAAACTTGCCCTTTAACTCTGCTCTTGCATCACGTATCTTGATGTAGATTTCAGTAAGCTGCGCAAGGTTTGGAGGGGTCTTTTCCCCCTGAACTTCGTTGTCCATGTTTCTCACTCCTAGTTGTTTATGTTCTTAGTCTAGCACAACATTGTACATTGTCAAGGGCTTTCGGAAGAAATTTCTTGTTTGTACAAATCAATTATTTTTTGGTGGTTACCGATGTTGCTACGCAGCAGCGAGTAGACCTTTGTCTCCACAGGGCAACCTGAAATGTGCACGATGGTCATGTTGTTTAGTTGTCCCGGTCGATCAATACGAGCGTTGGCTTGCAGGTAAGTTTCAACACTTGTACACGGAGCGTACCAGATGATTGTGTCGGCGGCAGTAAGTGTTAACCCGTGGGATGCGGCCTTCGGCTGGATGATTAGAACCTTAACCATGTCGGTGGTTTGGAAGTCCTTAACAATGTTAGACCGAGCGTTTACACTGACGGAACCGTTGATAACAGCACACGTTATGTTGTTCTTTTCGAGGTGCTTCTTTAGCAGCTCTATGGTATGGGTAAAGGGTACAAAAACGAGTACCTTATGACTAGATTCGTCGATGACTTCCTGCACCACATTTAGTCGGTTGGATACGTCAAACTCAATGACTTCCTTGGTATCTGTATAGACAGCACCGCCAGCAATTTGCAGCAGCTTGCTCAGTTGCACCGCAGCATTTACCGCAGAGACTTCTTCACCTGCAGCTTCCATTAGCATCTGCTTCTTAAGCACTTGATAGAACTTGTTTTGTTGGGGCGTCAGCGGGGCTTCACGGTCTACGTGCGTAACAGGAGGTAAGTCTAGGCACTGGGCTTTCTCAAACCTTATGGCAGGTTGAAGAATACGGTGCACGGTTTTCTGTGCGTCAGGCTTTGGTATCCAGCGGTACAGGCTTACCTTGTTCATCACGGTATCTTTGAACTGCCCGAAGAACGGAGACACCGCAGTTGGATTAACCAGCTTAGCCAAACCGTAGGCATCCGCAGGGGACTGAGCAGCAGGTGTGCCCGTCAGCATCCACAAGCCCTTGATTACTTTGTTCAGGTCACGCAATACTTTCCAACGGTCTGTCTGTGCGTTCTTATACGCAGAGGCTTCATCGACTACGATCAAATCAAACCCACCCGCTAAGACTTCGTTCTTAACAATAGACAACCCGTCAAAGTTTATGACGACAAACTCGGCATCACCGGCGATGATCTGCTTGCGCTTAGCTGCGCTACCGTAGGCCACGGAGACTGTACGGTGTATAGCAAACTTAAACAGGTCTTGCTGCCAAGCTGACTTCATAATCGACAAGGGGCAAACGACTAGTACTCGCTTTAGCAGCCCTCGTTGCATCAAATAATCGACTGCCCAAATAACTGATGCAGTCTTTCCAGTACCTTGTTCGTTAAAGCAAAACGCCTTGCGGTTCGTTGTAAGAAATTCTGCTGTGATCTTCTGATGGTCGAATGGTGTGAACCCATGTGGGCGAGGCCATCCGTATTCTGCTAGGCTCATTCTTTTTCCTTAAATCTAACGCACTCAAAATTTTCATTGACTTCTAGCTTTTTAGCTTGGGCAAGGCGGGTAAAGAGGGGGTCTTGTTCTTCTATCTCTAAAGATTCTAGTGCTACCCACTCTCTACCAAAAAGCAAAAGCCAAATGCCTTCGTCTGTCATTTTTTCTTCTTGGGTTTGTTCACCTTGACCGTGTGGTCTGAGTTGCGGCTGAATGAACGGTTGGCACTGGGGCTCTTCAACTTCAAGTTGCTCGGCGCATTAGTACCGCCCTTGCTCAGGGGGATAGCGTGGTCGATGTCCTTACCTGTACGGTCGATACCCTTAGCATCCATAGCGTCACGGGCTTTCTGTCGCACCGCACGGGTGGGAGCTTCGCCTCGTTCGACTTGCTGCTGGTATTCCTTCTTGTAGGGGCGAGGTTTGTTTACGTATGGCATGGTTAGCTCCGGTTAAATTCACAGTCTTTGACTGCACAAAACTTACACAGTGGGCCGCTGATTGGGTTCCAAACCCCATTTTCCAACGCCGCCTCAATTCTTGCAACATCTTTGGCTGGTGCAGCTACGTACACGTCCTTCATATCCACGTAGTGCTCGGCCTTAATAAACTCCTTGCTGACCACGAACAGCAATCCTGACTTCACCCTAACAATGTTAGGCCAGCGAGCAAAAATCCCCGCAGCCACTAGGTCAAGCTGCTTCACGTCTGCGTACCGTGCGTTCTTGCTTGTCTTGTAGTCGATGGAATGGGCTAAGCCCTTCTCCTCGTTAATGATTACCAAGTCGGCAATACCGTGCCACCAAACATCCGGTGCGTCAAAGTCACAGGCTTGTAAGTCTTTAGTAAGCCCTAGCCTCACCTCGACTAGCTTCTCGCCGGGGATAGCGTTTAGCTGCTCCAGCAGGGGTTTCAGGTATGCGAACTGCGGTGGTACAGGTGTTCCGTTGCCGATGTAATCCTCTGCTACCGTATGCGCAGCTTTGCCGTAAAGCGTTGCTGTGGTGTCGGGCTCCCGAATCCTGTCCGGTGCAACCTTAGCGTAGTAGTACTTGCGAGGGCATTGCTGAAATGTTTTCAGCGAACTGAACGACCAAACCACCGGATTAGAGTTCATTCTTTGGGCTTCATAAAAACAATGTTAGGTTGCTGTTTGCACAACTCCGCATATTCCAACTGTACTCGTTGGGTGTTGATTATCTTACCAGCAGTATTGTTCATTTCGGTGGCGATCTTTACGTCAACCGTACCGTTTTTTAACCCTGTGTAGAGTGCAGAAAGTTCTGTTGTTAGTTCACTGATGTGGTTCATCTTTAAGTTCCTTTAGTTTGCGTTTAATAAAAATTCTAAGGCGCTCAGCCTCAATAAGTTCCGGGGGTACTACAGCGGTAGGTAGGCAAAGTAATTGCGCTACATAACTTTTTGATAACTTTATTCGTTTTTGTTTGGCGTTCTCCTTTTCTATGGGGGCGCGTTTACCGCTCCTTGCTCTAGCTAATGCACGTACCCGCTCCGGGTGTGCTGCCCAATACCGTTCTCTCCTAGCTTTATCCAAGGCACGTCCATGTTCTGTTTTTGCATCGGCTGCTTTTTTTGCGGCTATACGCTCTCTATGGATTTCCCTATCCTTGCGTTTCAGTTCCTTTACTCTCTCGGGATTCTTCTTTCTCCAGTCATTACGCCATCCCCGATTTTTGGCGTTGTGCGCTTCTTTTTCTTCCGCCGTCATACGCGCCATACGTTGCGCGTGCAACTCATTTGTTCTAGCACGGGCTTTCTCTAAGTTAGCTTCACGGGCTAACTTGCTGTCTAACGTGCGGCACGGTTTGCACCATGCCTTGTAGCCCCACCGCTCCACATCCTTGTAGACATATTTGCGGCGTGTAAATTCAGTGGTGGCCTTCTCCACCTTGCACTTACTACAAACTTTAGCAGGCTCCATAGCTATCTCCATACCCTGCTTCGCAGTTGAGGGGTAACTCGAGTGCCCATTTCGGGCGCATGCGCATGCACATCTCGACAAATTCTTTGGCGGTGTCGGCCTCGGCCTTGGGTACTACCACTGCAATAGCATCATGCACCGTCATCACAACCTTGTACTTCTTGGCAATCTGCAACATCTGCTCGCCGATTACGATACGGGCTAGGGCTTGGCATACGTTCTCGATTACCTTCCCGCCGTAAATACGGTTGGGGATAACAGCTCTGCCCTTCTTGGTGTCGTACACAACCTCAACCTTACCGGATTCCTCATCCTCACGTAGGCGTAGGTTTGGATACTTCAGGCGTAGGCCATTGGGTAAGAGGATTCCAACTTTCCCGTCTACGTTTAGCAGATCGTCTCGCCCCAAACTTGTCTGCGCATTACGCAACATAGCTTTAAGTACATTATTCGCCGCCGCCCATAGCGCAACAATTTTAGGGTATGTAGCACGGTAGGTATCAATGATTCGCTTGGCCTCGTCCAACTCAACTTCAACGCCAAAGTTCTTTAGCTGCAACTTAAACTTTGCTGCGCCCATGCCGTACCCTGCGCCAAGAATGGTAGTCTTACCAACGAACCGCTCGTCCTTGGTGATCTCCGCAATGTCCTTGCCGTAGATAGCCGACGCCATGATTTTGTAAACGTCTTCGCCACGGTCAAACGCATCCACCAAGTCGTCTTGCCCCGCTAGCCACGCCAAAGTACGGGCTTCGATCTGCGATGAGTCTGAGTCTAGGATTACGTAGCCGTCGGCGGGAACGATGGAATACTTTAGCGGTGAACTGCGTGGCAGGTTTTGTAGGTTCAGTTTGTCGTCACCACCCCAACGGCCTGTGTGGGCAGCGTAATAACGGAGGGGAACTGGCATGGCTCCTCGGGCTGCA